ATTAAAAAATGGTATATGATTTCTGAATCACCATATGCAGTATTTTTTGAAGATGATATATCATTAGAAACAGCTGAATATTGGAATTTTACATGGGAAGAGTTTATGGATAACCTTCCATTAGATTGGGAATGTATACAATTAGCATGTATTAGAGATAAAGATATTCAAATGAATATTAAAAAGCGGGCATGGGATGATTGGAGTATTTCAGCATATATGATAACTCGGGATTATGCCAAACGTCTTTTGGACGCATATTACGAAAATGATGAATTTACATTAGATTTAAAAAATACTATATATTGGCCGGTTGCAGAAAATGTAATATATTTTATTGGTAGAACTTATACTTTTCCTCTTTTAATAGAAAATTTAAAATTTGAAACAGTATTTGAACATAGAATTGCTGATGATATACATAATACAATGCATTTACATTCGGCTACATTTGTGTTAAATTGGTGGAAAAATAATGTAGATAATGATATTAAAAAATTAATGGATGTAAAATATTATCAAAATAATATAGAATTTAATAGATGAACGGATATTCACAAGCAGGACAAGATATATTTATATTATCTTTATTTGATAAAGATTATAATGGTACATTTGTAGATATTGGGTGTAATATGCCCAATACAATTAATAATACATTATTATTAGAAAAAAACGGTTGGACTGGAATTTCAATTGATATAGAAAATTTTAGTAAAGAGTGGGAATCTAGAAAAACACCTTTTATACAAGTAGATGCATTAAAATGTAATTATAAAGATCTTTTTAAATCTTATAATTTACCAAAAGTTATTGATTATTTAAATTTAGATATAGAAGGAGAAGGATTAAGATATAAAGCTTTAGAAAGAGTTATGAAAATTGGTGACTTTAAAGCAATTACAATTGAACATGATTTATATAGAGGGTACGATTTATCAGAAAGACTTCCACAACGAAAACTTTTATCAGAATTAGGATATTTATTGTTATGTTCTGATGTACATGTAAATAATATAAATTATCCATTTGAAGATTGGTGGGTTAACCCAAAATATTTAAATGAATCACAATATATACACTATAAAAGCGTGTATAAATCGGGATTTGAAATAATTAAAGAAAATAAGATATGAATACAAAATTAACCAGTGCTTTATATAATTACTTAATGGATCCTAAAAATCCTATGTATAATTTTACGCTGGGTAAGGTATATGAAGATATGGGGCATACCGCAGCTGCGGCTTCTTTTTATATCCGAACAGGTGAATTTGCAACAGAATTTGAAGATAATAGTCTTTTAACATATGAAGCACTTTTACGTTTAGCGCTTTGTTTTGAACATCAAGGTTCACGTGTTTTTACTGTAAAGGGAATTCTTTTAAGAGCAATATCTATAATGCCAGAACGTATAGAAGCATATTTTCTTTTATCTAGAATGTATGAAATGACAAAAGAATGGCAAGAAAGTTATACATTTGCATTAATGGGTGAAAAAATAAAAGATAATCAGCCAAAAGAAAAATTAATAACAGACGTAGAATATCCAGGTGATTATGCTTTTATGTTTGAAAGAGCAGTATCTGGTTGGTGGCTGGGATTATGGGATGAATCAATTAGTTTATTTAAGCAACTTAATAAAATTCCAAATATGGTTTGGAATTATAAATCAATTGTGCAAAATAATCTTGCTAATTTAGCAGGTTATATGTGGAAATCTCCTATAGTATATACACATGATTCTCATTATGAACATCTTAAATATAAATTTAGAGATTCTTTTAAAATTAATGAAAATTATTCACAATGTTATCAAGATATGTTTGTTTTAACTATGCTTAATGGAAAAACAAATGGTAAATTTTTAGAAATTGGATGTGCAGATCCATATTTTGGAAATAATACAGCATTATTAGAAAAAACTTTTAATTGGACAGGTGTTTCTATAGATATAGATCAACATCTTATAGATGAATTCACCCCCGCCCGTCCACGTAGTAATGCTATATGCGCTGATGCAACTAAACTAGATTATAATACAGTATTAATTTCAACACTAGATTATGATTATTTACAATTAGATTGTGATCCACCTATGATTACTTACAATACTTTATTAAAAATACCTTTTAATTCTCATAAGTTTGCAGTAATTACATTTGAACATGATAAATATGCAGATGAAGATGCACTTATTCAGGAAAAATCACAAAAATATTTACAATCCTTAGGCTATGAATTAGTAGTGAATAACATAGCACCTGATAATCATAATTCTTATGAAGATTGGTATGTTCATCCTGATTTAGTAGATAGAAAAATAATTGATAAAATGAAAAATATATCAGATAAGCCTAAACGAGCTGATAAATATATGTTAGGTAGAATATGAAACAAATAATAAAGGGCTATATTTTATGGATGTGGTATTATTTATATAAACCTTATAGAGAAAAGAGAAAAAAGGAAGCACAAAAAAGAATTACTATTTGTGAAAAATGTGAATTTTTTAGTAAACATTTAAGAATGTGTGATATTTGTGGATGCTTTTCTGATATTAAAACAAAAATGCCGTTTGATTTAGATGAAAATGGAAAGTCAATCGATGGATGTCCTGAAAAATTTTGGTAACCTTATCGAAATTATTATCAATGGCATGGAGATAAATGTAAGCTAAAATAGATGGTTGTTGGGAAAGAAAATGGTAAGAGGGTTAACACCCTCTTTTTTTGTGAATATATAAAATAAAATGTGGTTATGGCTGATTGCCCAGATAACGATAAAACATTAAGTGCTGCATTTCCTGAAAAGGCTGGTAGTTTAATTGTAGGTGATATTAATGAAGCTGTTGCCGGTGCGGCAGCATCATATGATATTGTAAACAAAATGGCTGTTGCTACTCAAAATTATAATGCATTTAATTCTGTAGTTAATCAATTATTAGGATATGATGTTCGTTGGTTTAGAGCTGTTCCACAACAACGATCAAAAGATGTTATTTTTCAAGAATATACATTATCAAATGTTGAAGAAACACCATTATGCATGAAAGTAGTTATTCCAGATGGAAGATTCCCTGATAGTAAATATAATTTTGATTTAATGGGTCTTGAATATGAAGTTCCCTTAGAAGTACAAATTGATAAACTATATTGGGAATCAATAGCCGGATTTGGAACTGCACCACAGAAAAAAGATATTATTTATTTCCCTCTTCCAAATAAATTATATGAAGTTGAATCTTCACATTTATTTAGAGGATTTATGGAACAAGAAACTGCTTGGAAAATTAATCTTATGAAATATCAACCATTGGCATCTAGAAGAGAATCAGTTCAATTACAAGATACTATTGATCAATATACAGTTAGTGTAGATGAAATTTTTGGAGAAGCCATAAACAGCGATGTTAAAAAACTTGTAGATGATCAACAAATGAATCAATATAATTCAACATCAGTAGATAAGTATAAAACAACTGATGCTTCATTAGTTACTATTTCCACACCATTTCAGGTTTATGGAACTATCGTTGCTCAATCATTTTATGATCTTCAAACATCAAATTCTATTGATGCAGTTTCATATAAATTAACTGATAATATAGGTCTTGTTAGTGATAGAAGTTTAGTAGCATGGACTATGTTAAAAGATATTCCAACTATACATAAAGAGTGTATAGTTAATTCTATTACTTTAGCTGTATATCCATATATAGATCCATCAACTCAAGAAATTGGAAATTATACAATACAAATGGCTTCACCAAATCCTTATAGTGTTGGTGAAACCATTATTATATATCGTGAAGGTGCTATTAATTTTTATGCTATAATTTTAAGTGTTGATGATACAACAAATCCAACTACTTATCATTGTAATATAGATGATTCGGTAATAAGTCATTTAAATGAAATAACAACTAGTTGGTCAAGTCTTCCTGGATATAAAGGTAAAGTAAAAGAACCTATTAATATTATTGATGGATTAGATACAATGGGTGATCATAAATTTACAGTAAATATATATGCAAATCAATTTATAAAAATTAATTATGGAACTCAAGAATATGTAGCTATTTTATCAGATAAGCTTCTTGATACAAAATGGTATGGAATAGCAGTTAATATTGGAAATCAATGGGGACAATATAACGTATATGTTTGGGAACGACATGATACCGATGAAAATGCAAAATTACAAATATTCTTTTATGAAACTATTAATCTTATTCCCGAAGAAATTGCTATTTCTAATTTTACTATTAATAAATCCCCAGGATATTTAACTAATTTAAGATTATTTAATACTACAGTAGAAGAAGAAAGACAGTCAAATGAATTATTATCATATTTTAGTAAAGATGGTGATCAAATAATAATTGCAGATTTGGCAGAAACAAAATTACGTTTACCTTACATAACAAAACAGCGTTAAAAATGAAAAGGAAAATATTATGTGAATCATTACAAGAGTTCCGTCAATTAAAAGAAGAAAAGGAACCTCTTGCTGTTGCAGTATTAGGTGCTCCTGCAGGTGGAAAATCTTTTACAATGCAAACTATTGCTAAAACTATAAAAGATGCAAGAATTTCTGATACTTTAACTAAAGGAGAAAATTTATCTATTGATAAATTGCGAGATGAATTTAGAAGTAAAAATCCTCATGAACAAATGCGTGGTTTTGTAAGAGCATATTATTATCTTAAAGATAAAGCCAAAGAAGATCCTAAACAATACACTAATTGGTTTAATGATATTAAATCACTATGGAATGATAAACTTAACAAATTAATAACTTCTGTAAAAATTGTTGCAAATGATAATGATTTAACATTTGATGGTGAACCTGCATCAAAAAGTATGAATAAAATGATAAACAATAAAAGTTTTTCCACTTCAAAAATTATTACACAATTAGATCGTTATACAGATTATAAACGTGTTGTACGTTATTTTCAAGGTGAAAGACAACAACAAGCAATTGATAAACAATACAATTTAACTTATGATGAATCTGGAGATGAACCAGAAAAAATTCTTAATGGTTTAAGAAAATTACATAAAAGTGGTTATGTTACTGATGTATTTCTTATTCATCCTGAAAATGTTGCTACTAATATTATTCAAAACTATTATAGAGTTTTAACTGGATTAGATGGTGGTAGAGACGCAAGTGAAGCTATAATCAATGCTTATTTAGAAATAGAAAAAAATAAGAAAAAATATACTAATGACGCAGAAGATAATTTAAAAACAACTACACAAACATTACAAAATCCTACAAGTGCTTCGTATATTCATGAACCTATCATTAAAGCAAATGTTGAAGATGATGATGAACGAGGAGATAAATCTATAGATGTATTTACCGAGGTTAGTCCAATGAAACCAATTCGAGCATTTAATTTTTTTAACAAAAAATTAGAAGAAGAAGAAAAACCTATTTTTCTTGCTTTGTTAAAATATCGAATGCTTACTATGGCTAATTTACCAGAAAATGCAAAAGCAATATTAGAGAGAATAACAAAAAGCCTTAATAATATTCAGGCCTTTAGAATATTAAATGACGCAGCGGAATCTAAAAAATATGTATTTAAATATGGTGGAATAACACCTAAATTTTTAATAAATGCAAAATCCGTTTTAAAATAAGAATATATGAAAGTTAAAGATGAACGTAAAGAACTAGAAAAAATGTTGGGAAGTTCCCCAAAAGATATAAATAATAATGTTCCCACAGAAGATATACCTGGTTTACGAGCTGAACCAGTAACAGATGTGAATTTCGATGAATTAAAGTTAAAATGCGAAGTAGATGCTCGTGTTATGATCACCAATGCTATTTCATTTATTATTCCTCAAGATATGATTGAAAATAATCAATATCTTCAAAATAAACTTGAAGTAGATGTGATATCTTTGGGTAGTATGATTTATCAATTACGAACCAATGAAGTAATGCAAAAAGCTTTAATTGATCAAATTAATTTAGGAATGGTAAATGCTCGCATGTTTGAAGTATTCTCAGGAATGTCAAAAACTGTAGGTGAACTTAATAAACAATTAATCCAAACTGTAGAAGCTATTAAACAAACCTATAAAGGATTTGTTGAAGATGTTAAAGAAAAAAGAACCGAAGCATTAGGACCATCATCTACTGGCCCTACGGGTATGATAACAACTGGTGATGGTGGAGTTGTTACAAGAGGTACCAAAGAATTAATTAATAATGTCAAAAGAATTAAAGACCAAAAAGCTAAAGAAATCTCAGATATTGATTATATAGATGATGCTGGTTTAGTTCCAAATATTGACATAAAACTCTTATAATGGCAGCACCCGTAATATGGAATAGTCAACATGTCCAATCAACTTTGGAAAAATTAAGGATGGGATATCCTGCAGATCTTACATGCTTTCATCAAAGTGATATAGAATTAAAAGCAGCTAATATTTTATGGCAATCAACTGCTGATGAAGTTAATGAATTTCATAAATGTTATACAAATATTATTTATTTTATTGAAAAATATTGTAGATTTCTAACAGATGCTGGTAGAACAACTGTTAAATTAAGAGATTTTCAGAAAAAGATCTTAATTTCCTTAGCTGCAGAAACATTACAACTACTTGAAACCGGTGAAGAAGATTTAGTACCAAATGTTCGAAATATGATAATGATGCAAAGTAGACAGTCAGGAAAAACTACTACCGTAGCAGCATATTTTGCTTGGTATTTATGTTTCCATAATGATAGAAACTTGGCAATTCTTGCTAATAAACAAGCAACTGCTTTTGAAATTGTAAATAAAGTAACTGACGTATTTAAAGGCCTACCATTTTTCTTAAAACCTGGAATTATATCAGTAGGAGCAGGTGGAATGAGACTTGATAATGGTTGTTTTCTTACATCTCAAGCAACTACAAAAACTGCTCAAATTGGTTTTACACTTCACGTACTTTATGCCGATGAATTTGCACATATACAACCTTTTATAGCACGTGATTTCTGGAGATCTGTTTATCCAACACTTGCATCATCAGAAATATCTCAATGTATTATTTCTTCTACACCCAATGGTGATGATAATGTATTTTATGATATATGGGAAAAAGCACAAAAAGGTTTAAATTCCTTTATGTCAATTCGTGTTGATTGGTGGGAAGTACCTGGTCACGATGAAGAATGGCGTTTAAAAATGATAGGTGACTTTGGTGAAGAAAATTTTGGACAAGAATTTGGTCTTGATTTTAATCGCGCAGGGTCTAATTTATTATTAAGTGGTAGTGATCTTTTATTTATGAAAAAAATAGAAAAGGAATATGTTTTTCATGAATTGAATAAAACTAAATTAGATGATTTACAATATCGTAATCTTAAATGGCATCCAGATTTTGATCCAAACGCAAATTTTAATTCAAAAGAACATAGATTTATTGTTAGTATTGACACAGGAGAGGGTAAAGATGAAGAAGAAGTAAAAGATAATGATTATAATGTTTGTAATATTTTTCAAATAGTTCCAAAAAGTATTGTTCAACTAAAAAAGCTTAAGAATAATGAGATGACCATTAAGAATATGTTTAGGGCCATACAAGTTGGTTTGTATAGGGATAATATAAAGGATGAAGAAAATTGTGCTCAGGTCACACGAGGTATAGTTTTTGATCAATTAGGTGGAAGTATATCTAAGGTTATAATTGAAATGAATTTTAATGGTAAATATTTTTTGGATAAATTTTCTCAACATGATGAGTATGAAGATAATGTTGTATTACATTCATATCATACAAAACCTATTCATGGAGAAAAACCACCAAGGAAAAAGGCAGGATTTAAAGTAACTGGTCCAAATAAAGATTTTTTCTGTAAAATGGGGAAAAAATTAGTTCGAGATAAAATTATGATTATAAATGAATTTGAAACTATAAGAGAGTTTAAAGCTTTTGGAAAAAATAAACATGGGAAATGGAAAGGTTTAGGAACACATGATGACATAGTTATGAGTGCAGTAAATATTTCTCATTTATATGATGCTAAAGATTATGAAGACTGGCTTTTTGATTTCATTGATGAAATGGAAGAATCACCAACCAAAAAATTAATATTTGCTTTAATTGAAAGACATACAGAATCATCGGAACTTAGTGATGATAGTTTTACTGCATTATTTGGCGACGATCCCCCACCTAAAAATCCATTAAATACACCTGGAACCTTACAAAATATGCCTGCAGCCTTACAAAACATGCCTAAATATACTCCTAGTTCTACTTTCAATAAAGGTATAACATCATTTCCGTGGCAAAACAGATAAAATACATATTTTTTTGCTGAATATATAATAAAACATATACCTATATTACAATAAAAAGTTAAAATTCGCCAATCATATTTTTGATATATAAATAAAAGTGGCAATTATTTTCAAAATTGAGTAAAATAAATAGAATAAAAATAATAGAAATAATATGGCAAAAATTGCATTAGATTTAACCCAATTCAAGTCAGCAGGCGTTTACACTGTTGAAATTGATAATTCAGAACGTATTGTTGTAACAACTCAATCTTTGAGATTGGTTCCTGGATTTTCAGCACTAGGGCCTTTTAATACACCAGTATTCATAAGATCCACTAGAGACCTTGAAAAATTTTACGGGGTGCTTGATAGTAAACTTGAAAGAAAAGGATCATTTTTTCACAGATCCATTAAAACTTGTTTGTTAACATCACCAGTGTTTGCAATTAGTTTGTTAAAAACAGATGCTTCAACATTAGATACAGTTGATATAATTGGTTTACAAATCGATTCTAGCTCAGTAGCAGTTGATTCTTCAACAGACTTATTTGTTAACTTATTTAATCGTCAAAGATTTTGGACTCCAGATTCTGATTTTCTACAAGCAGCAATAGTAGCACATACTGCTGCAACTAACGCATATAACGCTCCATTATTACAACTTGGAAACGTTGGAACAAAAACAGTTTCATTTATTGTTAGAAAAGCACAAGATGTAAATCAATATAAAACTTATGCTATTGACTGGTACAGTGGAGCAGCAAATATTCCTTATCAATGGATTCGTCCTTATGATTATATTGCAGATTATTTTATTCAAATTGTTGCAATTGAAGGTGATTGGACAGATTATGGTAGATTATCTACTGATCCTTATTACTCACAATTCTTTACTGCAGATGGTATTAT